ACCTTCCCCTCTCAGTCTACTAGGACAGGGACGTAGCCGCAGAGCGGATCGACCGAATCCAGTTGGTGTTGAGCACTTTGGCTGCACACCAGGACTTCCAGCCCATCGTGGAATACTCGTTAAGCGGGTCGGCGGTGCCAGCACTACCGAACGGCTTATTGATGATTTCCACAACTGCCATCTTACGGCCCACATCGGCGGAGTCAGTCGGGACTTCTTTGCCCAGACCAAGCGTACCAACGGCGTGGCGACCATAGACAACAGTGGAGTACAGGTCCGCATTGTCGCCCGAAGTCGTACGCTTGGTTGCAGCCGCAGCGCCAGTAGCACCGAGGCCAGCATCAACCGATGCGTCCGGGGTCGAGCAGAAGCGGATACCAGTTCCAGCAAGGCCATAGAAGCCAAACTCACCCGGCAGTACCGAGACCTGACCGGCATACTTCTCAACGGACGTAAAGCCCGTGATCTGAGAAATGTCGTATGCAACGTCAGGATGGCAAATGCCGTAGTAAGCCGCCAGAATCGGGACCGTGCCCACGTTGACGGAACCGCGCGTCATGGCCAGGAAGGTGTCACCAACATTACGCTGAAGCGTGTTGACCACGTTGTTCAGCACAGATGCGGTAACTACGCTGCCGGTATTCGCGTCGGCAGAACCGCCCGAATACACGATAGTCGCATTATCTTCCATCTCATTACGCACGATGTAGTTGACAGTGCGGCCAGCGTTGTCGGCCAGAATGTCCATCAACTCAACGGTCGTGCCATTGAAATTGAAGACATCGGCTTCCTCATTCAAGAGAATGTGCGTGCCGTACTTGGAGACTGCCTTTTGAACGTCCGTGACAGACGGAGTGACGCCGGTACGAGTCGGATAGGTCTCGCCGGTAAGCTCCGAGAGAGCGGAAGTCGAAACAGTCAGATGCTCGATACGCCGCCAAAGAGCGGTTGCCGTACCGGAATGCTTCTGAAGCGTTGCAGGGTCCGTGCCCATGAAGTAGCACGTCTTGTAGTTTGCACGCTCCAGAAAACGCCGCGTAAACATGGCGTTAATCGGCTTCGTGAGAACTGTGGTATCTGTGACAGTCATCACAAACTCCTTTCTTTTCTAGAGTGAGTGCAGCACCCGCAACGGCTACTAGACAGGCGTTATGCCCATTTTACGCTGAAGGTTGTCGAACTCTTCCTTTGGCATTCGTCCGACTTCATCAGCGCTGTAGCTGTCTTGATCTGGTGCTGCGGTTGATGCGCTTCGAACCGCAGAAGCCAAAGATGACTTGTTTTCGGTAACGTCCTTGTCCACCTTCTTGCCGTAGCGTTTCTCAAAATCAGCCCGCAAAGCCTTCTCAGTGTCGCGCCATCTCTTGGGATTAGAGTTCCTTTCGAGATAGAATTTCTCCACTTGAGGATTGCGCTTAGCGGCTGCAATCAAAAAACCCTCCGCATCAATATCATCGGCCTCAACACCGTCTGACAGGCGGGACAGCAAGCCGTCCAATTCCCGCTGACGATCCCGTGACTCTTGATCTTTGATACGGGCTTCCAGTTTCGCAAGGACATCTACGTCAACATCGTCATTTCTGCCCTTTGGTTCATCCGATGGTGCCGCACTGGCTTTTTCCTGCTCGTCGTATTCGGCCAGCAGTTTTGTTAGTGCGTCATCATCTTCCTGCGCCGCGCCGCTTTCCTCAGTATCGGACTTCTTCGCCCTCTCTTCGGTTTCTTCGGCAACCGCAGTTCGCTCTTCGTTCTTCTCTTCGTTCACGTTTTGTTCTCCTGATCGGACTGATCTGAGTCGGTCATGGCTTGCGCGCCAAGGGATGCCCTAAGAAGTCGGTGTCCTTCACGCATCCCGCTGGCGAACACCCAATCAGACATTTGCTTATCCGTTGCCGCCGCTGAATGCGAGCGCTTGTAAAGCGGCAGTTGCGGCTCCGGGATTTGGTTCAACAGCTCCTGGATTTCCGGGTCCAGCCGCAGCCGGTCCAGGAGCACCTTCATTCGCGGTGGTAAAGAGTACATCTACGTCAGCAAACCCCGCTGATTTCAGGATCATCTTCTTCATTTCATCCAGATCAATGCGCTGGCCCGGTGCGCCGGACTGTTGCTGAAGCATATCAATCTGGATAACCTGTTGAATAGCCTGCATTTGTTCTTGGATTCTAGCGCGTTCCTCTGAGGGGCCAGCAGAACCAAAGATTTCAAAAACACAAGCATCAGGTATAGCATCTTTGATAACTCTAGCATAGCCCCCGTATTCTGGAATCCATACAGGGCGCTCGCCCTTCCAAGTATCCTTTAGATATGAAAACTGCATGTCAAGGATTTTTGACATTGCTCCATCAAGCATAGAGTTGGCATAGTCTACAGTTCTCACCTGACCGCGAGACAGTTCGGCCTCTTTTGCATAGGCTGTAGTGTGAGATACTGTCTGCTGGCCAATTCTAGGCGCGTGCATACCCGTAACATCCGAGTAGTGCATGGTCATAGCCCCGTACACCTGAAGAAGAGCCGTGGGGTTGCCGATTTGCACAGCTTCAACATCACCAGAGGATGCCCATAGCGCTCTCGGCTTAACGACAGGCCCGCCAGTAGAGGCAAAGCCAGGGTCTTCAGGATCATAACGGATCGGCGGCTCTGTATTCAGAATGGCAGACTGCAACAGCCGACAAAAGGTTTCCGTGGAAGCCCGCTGCATCGGAGCGCCCTTCATAAGAGGGCCGGTCCCATACGGGCAAGTCACTGATTCTAAATGATAAGCCTGCTGCACATAACTGGTGAACGGCTTCTCACGGAAGCTCAGCCGGATCACCTTTGGCTTGCCCTCACCCTTCGCAAGCGTGACAATCACGCCAGGGATATACATATTGGGCTCGTTCTTTGTGTCGATCACCATGTCGCCTTCATAGCGCAGGATTTCGACCATACCCTTAGCATCGGCCTTTAAGTGCCTGATTTTGCTGGGCATCCAGCCGCCGTCTTCGTCCTCCGGGTCTTTAGAGCCGGATTTAGCAGCGAGAAACAGGTCAGCCAGCTTCTGCCGCTTGCAGAAAATAGTGGCTGGGCCGACAACATGCCCCTCACTCATAATCAGTTGCGGTGTGTCATCCAGGTAGGTGTCTTTAATGGATGTGGCAAAAAAGACGGGAAGCTCAACATCGTCTTTCACCATGCCGCGAGCGGTCTGAATGTAGACGCGCTTCTTTGCCTTACGGACACGGCCCACCGCCGTACCATACTTAAAGGCCTCGACGTTGAACCGGTCTATCTGAGAATAAAAATCTTGCTGTTCGTGAAGGTCGCCCATCACGCCTTCGACCAATTTGTCCACATTGTCCTGTGTCACCTTGGTCGGTAAATCATTTTCCTCACCGGCTACCAGCCCGACCATCTCAATCTTGGCCAGGAACTCTCTGCCAACCAGGGCATGAGCACGGAACCAGGGTCCGTTATCGGGGAACATCATGCGCCGCGCGTCGGCTGCTAGAATCTCTAGGGTCTGGCTTTGCAGTGGAAGCTCGATTTCAGGCATCCACGCCATGCCGTCTTTCATTCTGCCGGTCATCGGATTCATTTTGTAATCCGTGTTCGGCCTCATATCTAGCTGACGGTCAACTTCCTTCCAGGCCTTCTCGCGATCTCCACGCGCAACTTTCCGGTCTTTGTATATCTGATCGACATACTCAGCAATCTTCTCAAAGTCTTCATCCCCAAAAGACTTTGTTTTTTCAATGGTTTGTGCGCTTACCATGTCGGTTCATTTCCTCTGCGAAGGCTACGCCGTCCAGTTCGGCGGCGGCAATGCGCGTGTCTTTGGGTGTGGCCGTTCCAATGCCACCAGCGAAATACAGCGGTCTAGCGACTTCCAGAGAGTTTTCGTCTTTACCGACTGCCCACAGCGTTCGGTAGTGTGGGCCTCTAAAATCCGGGTGGTCTCCTACCCACCCATCAGCGATACAAACAATGCGCCCCCCGACTTGCACTTTCTTGACAGGAGCCATGCCGGAGTCTCGGCAGACCTGTTCAAAGGTCAGTACGTCCGTTTTGACTGAGCCGTCTTTGGCCTGTTTCGGCTTAGACATTAAAAGCCCCCTAAATCACCGCACGCGAATAAGCGTCTGGACTCTTGGCCTTGCCCAGGCGCTTTGTAGTGGCGTATCGCCTCATCATTATAGCATACATTGTAGCTTTTAACACATCATCGTGTACTGGCACAATCTTCCCGTCCTTTCGGTGGAAGGATCGGTACTCTTCGAAGAAATCACGGCATGTGTCAAAGACTTTCAGACCACCATTATCAAGCCTATTCTGCATTTCTAGTATGATTGGCTCTGCCGGTTGCGGCCCGCCAGTGTCGTTCTTGTATCTGGCTGACTTAGACAGCATCTTTGCTCCAGCATCCATATAGATTTGCTTGGTAGTCTGAAGCCCCTTCTGAATACCCTGATCCCGTCTGTTGAGGCCGTCATGCGGCCAAGCCACTGGAATCCAAGGGTCTTTTCCCCTTATGGCATTGACATGCGTAGCAACGTCTATGTTTGACTGCCGCCAAGTTCTAACCACATACAGAACATCAGCGTCACGATCCCAGGCCAATTCAGAGACTGCCGCCGGATGGCCACCTGAGAATGAGAAGTCAATCCCAACGATCCTGGCCCAGTGCTCAGGAATGGGCCTCGGCCTGACTTTGAAGTCGGCCTCCAGAGAACTGAAAACGCGGCCCTCACCCATCATCGGGATGCCCTGAGTTCTCGCTTCTCGCTCATGTTCTCCATATGTTGCTTTGGCGATCTCCTTTTGTTCTTCGGCCAAATGAGGGGCGTCATCCCAGGTTGCGCCCTTCCACCAGACACCTTTGATGCCCCCAGCCATGAAATGGCGAATCATCTCGGTTTCGCCAAGGAGAGGCGTCATCGTGGAGTACATGATGCCAGCAGACCGAAAAATACGGGTAATGACCTCGGAAAAGATCGGCTTTTCTTCCTTCGCATTCTCGTCTGGCTGCTCGTCCATCCACACGACATTCGGGGCCGCACCCTGCCACATGCGCCAACCCTGCTCAAACGTCTTGAAAACAATACTAGAATCACGGCCAGAGGGGTGATGTCTAACCCGCAAGCTATCGACCACATCGCCGATACCAGCCTGCCTTGGCCTTGGCCTACCAACAATGTCTTCCTTTGGGATAAAGCCGCTGCCAAGCGCATCACCCAGATTTTCACCTAAAAGTGCGGGCTGCGTATAGTCACGCTGCGTCTGATTGGAGATAGAGCCAACCCAAATGAGAGGCGGGCGGTCAAAACGCTTCCCCTCCCACCAATCAGGATAGCGCCCTGTGGCGTGATATGCTGTTTCAGCCGCACCGCAAAGAGTTTTACCGACTCCATTAGCTGCCATCAGGAGCCGCTGAGAGGCGTGTGAGCCAGCGTTGTGGAACTCCATCTGCCAGGGATAGGGCCGATAACGAAGCAGTTTCCGCTGCTCTATGCGGGTTAGAGCGGCCTTTAGAACTTGCTTTTCTGGAGCATCATCTGGAAGCTCTGCTAGTTTGCGAGCGATTTCTTCAAGTTGAAGCATGGTTCTTGTGCCGCCGATATTCTTGGGAACAGGTGTTCAAGTGCTTTCGTAACACGAAGGGCATGTTTTGCATCAGTCATGTGAGCTAGTATTCTGTCTTTACAACAGATTTCGAACTGTGTCAGTGCAGATTCTAGTGTCTCCATACTCTCTTTGGCTAAGTAGTTATTGGAGTTTATCTCGCGCACACCGGCTAGATTCCATGAGTACACTCCACTGACTGCATGGATGACAATTTCTCTAATCTTGCCGGGCCAACATCTGCTGGCCATTATGAATGCACTACCATCGGCGGTTGGCAACGCCGCAGTGGCCATTGACGAGTCCACTGCCCCCATCCCCTCCCCCACGATAAGAGCGTCCAAACCGTCCAGAATGGCAAGGTCGTGCCAAATCATGTCCCAGCCAGCATTGATGATGGATGACGGGAGCGGCGGCATCAGGCGCTGAGACTGATAGCTGATGATAGGTGTGTCCAGCCGCCGTAAGGCATGAAAGGATTCAGTGTAAAGAAATGTGCTGTCTACAAAAATAACCGCGCCGTGCTTCTGCGCAAGCTGCATAAGCTCAAATACTTGGTCAGACTGAAGGCACATCGGTTTTTCGATGAAGAGGTCCATGCCCAGTCTGAGGCACCGCTTGGCAAGACCAAAATGAGTGTCAGGGGGTGTGGCGATAATAGCCGCATCAGCATCTGTATCTGACAGGGCGCTGATGTTAGCCCTGCCGTATCGCTCGATATACCAACCCAGTTTCTGAGCGACTCGATCCAATTTCTGGCCCCAATAACCAGAGCTACCGATTATTGCTACGCGCATTGGCTCATAGTCCTGTATAGCGGAAAGCATAATATGGGTGTGCGTGCAGCACGGCCTCGTAGTTGAAGTGGTCTTCAAGCAAGACCTGTAGCTGCCAATCCTTATTACCGTACCGCTTACCCTTGCCACATATCCTGATAATCAGGAGTGGCTTGTGGTCAGCCAGTATTCGCCTCATCCCGTGAAGTACAGCCTGTTCGGCTCCGCCAGCATTAAGTCTAACTATATCACAGGATTGAAGTTCTGGCACAAGTTGATCCAAGCAAACAAACGGGATTTCTCCTTCTGGATCATTGATGTAGCCGCCCGCATCCATCCGTTTCACTGTACCGCAACCATCCAATACTGCGGAATTGTATAGGGTGAGCCTGTGGTGATGACCAAACTCTTCTGCTAACGCCTTGTATCGAGCAGGATTGGGCTCAAAGGCAAATGTTCGCTTGGCCCTAGAAAGCATAGACAAGAGGTCATCCTTGTTATCAACGCCAACCATAATGGCATCTTGTGGTCGTGGAGCCGGGCCATTGGCGGAAGTGACAAAATCTATCATTTCCTTGCCATTAGGCACGTTGCTTGGCGTGGAGCGTTTGGGCCGACTGTTGGATAAGCCACCCAACGGCTGGTTGCGTTCAATACTCCAACCCCTCAATTTGCGGTCACTGCCCTTTAAGTGATCTGTGTAACAGCCCAATTCACACTGAAACCAGACATGGCCCTGACCCATAGGGGTCAGATTGCGGGCCTTCATGCCCAGTTCTTCGTAATTTTCGCGTATCCGATCCCACACAAACCCGCTGTGCCACTCAGGCATTTTGAAGATTTGTTCTGATGTGCAGAGAACGGCTAGTTCTGCAACGAAACTGCGAGTCAAGGGGTTGATTCGCAGCGCCCAAAAACCAAGCTCAGTCGCGCCATTTTTCCGTCCGAGATACACAAGATCATTTTCGCGCAACAGATTGTCGATAAACTCTTCCGGCACATCCTTGTAGGTAATCACATCCCCGTCTAGCCAGCAGAAAATGTCTCCATCATGTAGCTGACTGACCGCATGTTGCGGGATGAATAGCTGCCGACAAAAACGGACAGCATCAAACCGCCACGCATAACCTGCCCGTTCATCTTTCTTGCGCCAGCCCGGCACTGGCTCTCTCCCAGTAGCCCTTGGGTCATCCTTGTATTTGGTGATGAACTCCATGCAACCAGGGATTTCACTGAGCAGCCGCTGATCGACAAATTCAGGGGCTTGGCAGTTCTCTTCTACATAGACTGCAACCGAAACGCTTTCTGGCCAGTGAGGATAGAAGGTGCCCATAAAGGCGCGGCCATATTCTTCGTACCCGCCTGGACTGAATCCGCTTACGACCTGCGTTCTCATTGGGAATTTACCATGTCCCATAATTGTTCTTCCGCGTGGATAACTGCATCAATTTTTCCCGCTCTCACGCGAAGTACATTGTTTCCAGTCTGGACAATATCGACAAGACGAGCATCAGCAGCAGATTTGGGCATAGCACGGATCGCCTTGCGATAGCTAATTATCTCATACATATCAGAGGCTTGAGGCCAATAGTGGCATAGCTGCTCAAACATGGTTTGGCCGTTGTCCATCAGAGACTGGTAGTCGGCAGATTGCAGGACTTCATTGGCTTCCTGCCAAGTAGGGCATTTGGCAATGGGTGTGTATTTGGCCGATGTAAGGCTGCTCAGCCCCTCCGCTTCGTTCCATGGGTAAAGTGATGGAAAGGGGCCATCCATAATGGTGACAGCACGTTCTGTGGGGCCTGCCAGGATGTAAGTAACACACGCTTCAAAACGATCAATGTTGATGTTGTCGCGTGAACAGAACGTGCAGTCTATGATATAGTCGAAGTCCTGTTCGCTCTCAGCAGAAGTATCGCTGCCGAGATGAACAACTTCGCTAAGTACAGACGTAAAATACTTGCGGGCTTCATCTATAACAATATGCCGCTCACCAGTGAGAATGGCACCCTCTACATTTTTTAAGCCAAATTCTGATGGATCATATACTGTAATAAACTCAATCTCATTGCGCAGGACTTGCTGATAAGTGCCAAAATCTACCAGACTATTGGCTTCGGCAATGGCATACAGATTGACCGGAACGCTTCTGGTGAGCCCACCATAGCGGGCCATGAAAGCCCCATGGTGCTCTTGGCAGAAAGCTCTGGTGAGCTTTGAGCGCGGATAATGCTGACCTTGATGTAGTCTGGCCGGGTTAGACCCTGACGCCCCAGAAAACAGGAGGGGCGCAATGTCATGCAACTCAACATCTGCGCCACGATGTATAAACCCTTCGGCGATGCTACAGCCATACCAGCCGCCGCCCAGTATCTTAATTCTCATCTAGCCCCTCGTCCACAGGCTCGTCATAGGCAAGAGAAAGAAGACAATCCTTGCCACTGCGCGTTTTCGCTTTAGCAATTTTTTCATCCCACCACTCTGGCGGCTTAACAGTCAGATGCACGTTGACACGCCTGCCATAGTGTTTGAACTTCTTATTCGCTGGGCGACACGCAACAGCAAAAAACACAAATCCAGTATCTGCAACCAGGGAAAAAATGTGATTAAGCACAGTGTCTATGTCGCGCCCATCAATATGCTCCATAACATCAGTGCAGATAATGCCATCTACCGGATTTTCGGGTAGCGCTTTAAGCTCACTGACGCCAATATCATAGCACCAAGGCAGCAGACCGCCCCAGTTATCATGCACGCGGCGGGCAAGGTATTGGTATCCCTTGCCACACCCATAATCCAGCAAAGACTGAGCATTCGTTAAATGCACAAGTCGAGTAATTTCTGTCACATAAGGGCAAATAGAGTAGCCCTTATATCGGCCAACAGACTTGTGTTCCCTGGAATACACATCCACATATGGGAATTGTGTTTTCACTTTTTCTTTCCTCTGCGCTTAACACTTCTACGCTTATCGCGCTCTTCTTTGTTTACGACAGTCTTCGACTTGCTGATGTTTCCGACTGTCATTGACAGCTTTCTTTCATCAACAACACCAGAGCGAAAGCGCATCGCAAGAACTTCCCAAGCAAGACCACGCAGCATTTCTTCTTCAGTAAACATACACCAAGCAAGATTATTCAGCCACTGCTGCACTTCTGCATCAGACGCAAGATAAGGATTAGAAACATCTTTGAGCCTTCTGCTGGATATTGGCCGCGCAACAGCATCATGTAGAACTATACATGGGATGCCATTCATCACAGCTTCAAAACACGCGTTTGATCCATGCGTAATGGCACACCAGGAGTTTTTGAGCATATGATCTATCGGGATGCGCTGTGGCTGGTCAAAATATGCCCCTTCTACGGGCCGTGCCCCGTCATAGGACGGCTTAGGCCGGTAGTAGATCGGTCTATCAGTCAGCTTGCGTAGCTGAGATACAATCAGAGCAGCAGTGTCGTTAGGATCACCCAGACCGGCAATGGCATGGTATTTGGCACTGGAGCCCAGATACATGATGTGTTCACCTTCTGTTCTCCATTGCTTTCTGCTGGCACCACGATGATAAGAAATTGCATCCCACCGCGCGGACGAATGTTGAGCGTTCTCGATATAGTCTGTTGGATGGTGATTGTTGACGGCTATACGCCAGAACTCCCAAGTTCTGTTGGTCTCGCTACGATGCCGGAAATACCCCTTGTCAAAAAACAAAACCGTTTTGCCTTGCTTCCGCGCCTGAGTAAACAGCTTGGCACTCTTAACGCCGACCATGCACACGACATCTGCATCTGTATTGAGCTTAGCTGTTTTATCAATCTGCTGAGTTCTGTGGCCGTACTTTGCAGCGCCAGCGCAGAACGCATGAGCCAGCGCATGTTCTCTTTGCTCATTGTTATGGATGAAAGCTATTTTCATCGCGGCAATACACCGGGCTCAAGAAAGCCTTCCCTACGCAGATGCCGCCACATATCACCGCGAGCCATCTCAGCAGGTTGCCATTGTGTGTAAGCAACATCCCAGCACCACTGTTCGCGGTTCTCCGGGTAAATCGGCTCTTCTATCTGACGCAAATTAGTCAGCCCCATCGGCTTGGCCACACCGTGGAAACAAAAGACTGGAATCCCCCTGACAAGAGCATCCACAGCCAGATTGGAGTGATGTGTCACCACAGCCCAGCAGTCTTTTAATGCTTCATCCAGTTTCTGCTCATCTGCAACAATCATTTTCGAGCCATCAAGATGCTGTGGTGATCCCCATGACGGCTTGGGGCGGTAAATGATTGGCCTATCAGTAACGCGCCGTAGCTCAGCAATGGCTGCACGCTCCCACTCAGATGGCGCAAATCCTTCGACATACGCTGCTTTTGACCCCATTCCGGCTAACAAAATATGTTTGCCGTCTTTTTTCCACGGCTCAATCTCTATGTTGAAGTGGTTGAATCTATCAGGCGGGTGCTGAATCCTCTGGAAATACGCAGTCGGGTGCCGGTCACTAATCGAAACCTTATGAAACCCATCATAGGTTCCGCCTTCCCTGCGGCCCCAATAGCCCATGTCTATGTAGACAGAAAACTTGTGATAGCGATACGCCCTAAACGCATCAAACGTCTTGCCGCGCAAGCCATAGTGTATTGCGCCGTCCATGCCGTCGATAACGCCATTGTAGTTTTCAGAATGAATGTGCTGAATCTCGTCACCAGTCTTGGGGATGCCCTCAAGCAGCGCGCGAGTAATGCGGCCTGCCCGATGACCGCCACCTTCTATAAGGACAACACGCATCTGAAGGGGTCTCCGCCTGCAATTTCTTCTGATGCCCACATGGCCCACGACAGTCTGTGCAACATCCGGTCGCGGCTTTCTAGGTATGGGTTTTCGAGATCATCGCCTGCGGTCATGCCGTTGAACTCGA